TAATTCTTAGTTGTAGCAATTCATCTATAAGCAAAGGAATGTGTGGTCCTTTTAATCTTTCTTCTAGAACCACCATTGCCATATCATCGTAATGTTTTTTAGCAACAGATAACAACTCTGTGTTTATTCCATACTGCTTTAATTGCTGCATCATGTCATGTGAATTCCATCTATCAAAAGTGCATAGCCTTATTTTAAATCCTTTAGTTTTTAAAGACAATATATAATCTTTAACTTCAGTAAAGTCTACTGATTTATCTGGAGTTGGCGTCCAAAATCTTACGGCATCTACTTCAACTATTGGTGCAGGCTGAGAATATGTATCTGTTACTTTTATATTAACCCATTTTTGAACGTGAGACATTGCAACAGCACAATGATCGTGCTTTTGAGCAAGGTCAACATGAATAAAATATTCTTTATCTGGATCTGGTGCAAACCAATCTTCAAATCTTCCAAATTGATCTACAGCTACTCCTAAATTACTAAATGATTTTTCAATTTTTTCTCTTGATTTAAAAAATGCATCTATTGCTTCTGAAGGCATACATGCAAATCTTCCAAGAGCATCTGGTGCATTCTTGTAAAAAGCTATTTTGAAATCCTCTATACTTCTTGTAGGATTAACTTCCCATGTTGGCCTTCGAAGTGCGTACATTCCTGGGTACTTATAAGAAATAATATTATCTTCTTCCCACTCTATATCAAATTCATTACCCGCAGTTCCATCTGGTAGATCTTTTTCTAATTTAAATCTATGAGATCTAACTACAACTTCTTTGTCTGCCACAACATCATCATATCTTTGCTGGATGTAGTCATTTTTATATCTTGGAAAAGATAGCAAAATTACCTTGCCATAGTCTGGAAATCTAGAGTCTACGGAAGCACGATACATTTCATAAATAAGGCTTCCTGTTTTTGCCTGCTCATGCCCAGTAGTATTTTCAACACTAAATCCAGATATCTCATCTAGGATAACTACTATTACGTTATAGCCTTCCCAAGCCTCACGCTCAGAGTGTCCAGAGTGTACGGTTATATTTTTATTAAATTTTATTTCAGAAGCTTTTTCAGAGTATTTTCCAACAAACCATGGGGATTTGTCAATTCTAGTTCTAAACCCTTTAAAGAATACGTTGCTTGCTTGCTGGGCGTTAATGGCAATATTAATAATGTCTATCGAATCGCCAGGAGGTTTTCCGTAATAAGACGCGGGGTCTTTTAAGCAAAGCAATAGATATACAATATACGAAACTGCAATTGTTGAGCAGTAGTCTTTTCCAGATCCTTTTCCTAGCTGAGCAACTACCTCGTTGGCAGTTTGCTTAAACATTCTATGTCCTTCTTCTTCTCCAAAAAGTTTTATTAAAGTAGACTCTTTATACACCTGTGAGCTTTTTTCAATTAATGTGTATTGATATTCTGAAAGTTCTGGTAGACCTAGATATTTTTCATTAGTTACAAAATCTCTTAGCGATACTGGCTTTTCATCAAACTCTTCGCCATCAAGCATGTCGATGATATCAGAAAAATCAAATGACATTCTTGGACTCTATTATCTCTATAGGTTCAACCACTCCAGTTATTTGCGAAAGTCTTTTCATAATTTCTCTTCTTATATCTGGGTAGTCCTTCGCAACATCCCTTAATATTGAAACTAAAACATCTTGTTTTCTTTCGGTTTCTGCAATTTGATCTGCAATTTCTTGATTATCTAGCAATCCAATTTGCTGCAACATTGCAATTCTTTTTGTCTCTATGTCGGCAATTAACTTTAGAGCAGTAGCCTTTACGTTTAATTGACCTTGCTGATCTGCATCGTCTACAGTTTTCCAAGCTTCTTTAATAAGCATTGCATAGTGTTGGTCTGCGCCAGACACAGCTTCTTTGGCTCTTTCTCTAGAAGTAGAATCATTCCTAACAACAGCTTTCCACTCGTCTATATACTCAACGACCTCAGCTCTTTTAAAGCCAGTCAATGAAGATATTTGAGTAGGATTACTTCCTTTTAAAAGTTCTTCAACTACTTTATTCATTCGATCAAAATGATCAGATAATTCAATTTCCATATGTCATAAGTATACTTTTAGTTGACTGAAATGTCAATTAGAATTAGCTATTTTATATAATATTAAGTATCCAATTAAATCATCTATGTCATTATCCCCAGCAAAACCTTTATTGTTTCTTACTCTATTCAATTTATCATCAATTCTGACCTTTAATTGCTCTTTAGAATCCGCCGTTGAAAATATTCTTGCAGGCTCAAGGGCCGAATTACCGTATGAAATATTTTTTTCAATTAGCATGTGTGCAATTTCATGACAGGCATCCCATATTTTCATTCCAGCTGGTGCTCCGACTGAACGTAAATATAAATCCTGACAGCTAAAGCTTTTTACATCTTCATATACTGGCTTAAGCATTATCTCCTCTTAATCAACTCGAACTTAGTTAAATATCTCTGTATGGTCATAGCAGAGGTTTTACATTCAATAGCAATCTGTGTAACACTTTTTTTTTGAACTACGTATCTTCGGTATAGCCATTCTTTGCTTTGGTATAGTTTCATTATAGATAAAACCTATCTTTTTGTCAATACATTATTGGCGTAGTACGCAATGCCAAAAGAATCAGCTACATCAAAATCATTAATTTCTAGTTTATACTTATTATTAAAATAATCTACAGTTCTTTGCTTACGCATATTTCTTAATTGATTTTTATACCAAGACTCTGCGTACCCAGGATTTTCTAATCTTATAATAGATTTTTCATCTTTTGTTGGATTCTTGTTTCCAATGAATGCCTGCCACGAGGATGGGCTAATGGTAATAACCTTAGCGCCAGTAGACATAAGCTCAGCAATAACAACCCCATAGACATAAGATAATTTTATCACAGCATCTGGTGATCTGACAAGTATCGCACCCTCAACGGCAATATAATCACTCTTTAATTCTTTTAACATTAAATTCATTCTAACTTTAGCATTGTATATTTTTTCATAAATATCTTGTCCTGCTAAATTTATTTTCCCCCATTTAATTGGAACTGAGTTTTCCATTAAACAAAAGGCTATAGATGTAGTTGAGGCATCGATGCCAAGTACTCTATTTGCTTTTGATTTTACTAAACTAGCTAAGTTCATTTAGCAAGTTCCATATTATTTTTTTACTATGCTCTATAATATTTTTTTCACAAACAGAGCAAATATCTGAGTTGTTGTATCTACTTAACTTAGTTTTGCATTTTTTGCAATTTCGAACAAGACCATTTTTTATAGATTTTTTTTCGTAATACTTTTCCATAATCCTTTTATTTGTAGCCATCCTGCAGCATTCATCGCTATGATATTTTTGATTGTGAGTTTTTGGCTCAAATTCTTGTGAGCATTCTTTGTTTTGGCATATCATAATTTAGGAACCTTGTAGGACTCTATCTGAACTGTGCCAATTAGTCCTGAGTAACATTCTTTTTTTACAGGGCAATAAGTGCAAGGCATTTTGGATTTTGTTGCTCCTGCTGGCTTCATTGGAAGATCTCCGTCTTTAAAATTATCCCAAACTTCACACATCCACAAAAATGCTTCCTCAATGATTTCAGTATTTTTTTCATTCATGGAAATTGGAATTACTATAAGTTCCTGAGTGTTTTTATTCTCATATAGAAAAAATCCTTCTTTAGCTTTTTTAAGTTTCATATAAGTCAATAGCTGTAGAAGGTGGTTGGGTGTTGGCTTCATCTCTGATTGCCTTCCATCCCAAACTTCTTGCTTTGCTGTTTTAATTTCACCAATGACTGTCTCGCCATCATATTCCATTATTAAATCTATAAATCCTCTAATTGGAGGATACTCATTTACAATCTCTTCTTCTTCCGCTTTCCACTCAGGCATTGTGGATATTAACTTTTGAAGTCTTTCGTGTGCCTGTGTTCCTTGTGACATATTGGCAACGGCAACTGCGTCATTATCGTCAATAAACATAGCACCAGAAAAAGCCATATACCAATATCTTGGACAGGTTCCATGGCCGTAACCTAAAGAGCTTGGGCTAAATGATTTTTTTGTCATTTCTCCATCTGCTCTTTTTGTATTACGATACGCCTCATCAAGTAATTGAGCAAATTTTTCTGGATCGAAGTGCTTACCAGTATGTTTTTTGAATTTAAGGTTCTTTACAATATCTCTACCCATAATTACTGATTATCCTTTTTGTTTATTTTAAAACTGCAAACAAGTAAATCTATTGGAGCATTTATGCTTTTTACAATTACGTTTTGGTTATTTTCAGAAAATGTAACACAATAGTCATGTTTAATTACAAATTCCTTGCCATCAATATCAAGCTTTATTTCACCATCTTCTGACATGGGAAACATTATAGATACAAAATCTTGACCGTCTTCTTTTTCTTTATGAAATATTTTGCTTAAACTATCATCTATATTAGACAATCTAATTACACAACTATCAAAAAATTTAATAGAAGATTCCGTATATATGTGCAACATCTTTTCTGAAATCTTTTTTGTCATATTTTCGTCTAAATTAACAGAGACAATTTCATTATTTTTTATTTTACAAGATAAATAAATCATTTCTTTTTCTTGATTAAGAATAGGGTGCGTATAAATTTCATTTTGAATAACTGGATTCAAAATTTCTGCGCTTATTTTTTGATAATGTGGATGTTTTTCAGCAGCTTCTGATATCTTAATTGGTTTCCACCACTGATCTTTTGATAATGGTCTGACTGGATTAATGTTTGACAAAAAGAATTTTTCTCTTTCTTTCATATTTTTTGAATGTTGATCAGAAATTGGTTTAGGATTTTTGTGTTGCAACCAAAAAAATAGCAAATCGATTCTTGAATCATCTCTAATTCGTATGGGGTCTCTCCAGTGAACTGTTCCAGTTCCGCTAAACAGTAATCCTTCATTGTCTCCAAAGGTAAACTCATCACATTCAAAAATTAATTTCCAATCTTCATTAGATTTAACATGAAAATCTAAAACATACATTTCTACTGGCCTTGCATCATAGTGCGGACCTAATTTTGCTTCCCAACCAAACTCTCTGCTATACCTTGCCCCCTCAATATCTAGCACCACCAGTTCTTCTCCAACAGCCTCGCTTGCTAATTTTTCAACTCTTTTTATAATATCTTCTTTATTTTTAAGGGTAGGATAAATACTAGCGTGAGCAGAGTAGGCCTGAACTTTAATTCTATCTTCTGGAAAATTATCATAAATGTCTTGAAGGTCCTTTAACTCATCGGCAGTTAAAAGATTTTTAATTAAAACTGGGTAAAAATCTTGTCCTGGTACATGTGTCTGGCTGTTAATCATATTTTTATATTTTGGATACTTCTCTTGTGCCAAAAATGTTTTCATATATTATTCTACCACATCATCACTTAGGTCAAAATCAAAAACTTCTTCTTGCCCAACCCACTTTAAAAATTTAGATAACGCTAAACCTGAAAGGATTGCTGTTGCTGATATAGTAATCAAAACCCACACTTTTTTCACTTAATGTCTCCCCAAAAAAATATAATTATTATGTCTCTACCCATTGTTTGGCACCCACATTTTTTCTTTTCCTTTATTGTGATATCTAGCCATAACAAACAATAAGTCTGATAGACGATTTAAATACTTAGCAATGTTTGGATTTACGTTTTCTATCTTCCAAACTTCACGCTCTGCCCTTCTTACAACAGTCCTTGCATTGTGCAGTGGTCCTGTTGGTAAAACAAAAGATCTTAAAGGTTCTAGATATTCATTATAGTCATCAATTACATTTTCTAAATATGTTACTCTGTTTTCAGATATTGTTATTGTTGAAGCACCTGCAAGCTCTGCGCCAAGATCAAATAAGTCGCTCTGAACTCTTTCAATAATATCATTATACTCATCGGTTGCCATTCCAATAGCAGAGTTGGCCTCATCTACAGCACCTATAGCTTCCATCATAGGGCTAGTCTTAGACACCCTTTCGTTATTAGCGTTAGAGGTTTGCCCATCATCGCCAGTTTTAGTATAAATTTTACTTAGTATTACCATCAGTGACCCCTTAAAGAACGCCAAACATCTACTGCAATTTCATTAACTACAGATAAAGCAAAAACTGTTATAAAAAGCTGAGCAATAATTAATACTGGAAAAGATTTATTCTTAACCTTTTCTTCTAATAATTCTACGGCCATCTTACTTCTCCTTTAGTAGAAAATACTAAGCCAAGGTGGTCTCCTGGTTCGACAAAAGTTTCATTAATTCCCTTTTGTGCCCATCCCCATTCATTTCTTGGAAATGGCAAGGCCTGATTTTTTTTTACTAACACGGCCCAATATGCATTTTCTGGTGGCATGTCTTGGCATTTTTCAACACTGTTGTTGGGAAAATTATTTACTCTGCAGACAACAGCATTTCCATACTTTACTGTTCCCTCTATATTATACCCATGTGTCTTTAATAGATCTAAAGAATTAACTTTACCACTGGCACTGACGCATTTCTTTTCTACTGCAGAATTATTTCCGTAGTCTACGTATAGGTTAATGCACTCTGGTTGATTAGAATTTAAAACAAACAATCCTATTGCTGAACCAATAAAAATAAACAAAAACATAATTCTTTTTTGAATCATGAGTTATACCTAACAACATATTTAAGTGCATCTACAAGTTTGTCTATGGACTCCTTTACTGAATAATATACGTTCTTTTTATTGTTATTTACTGTGCCCGCTTTATCTTTAGCAATAGTTGAATAGATAGAAGACATTACTGCAAATTTAGTTGACATTGCCTGCAGTTCCATAATAAGCATAGGAGCCTTTGCCGAAGGAACATCAGGGTTCATTAAAAGCTTTACAACAATGGCTAACGCCTTATCTAAGTGCTCGTCCTTCATAAACTCGTGAAGGTCATTAAACTCTGTTATGTCACTAATAAGTTCTAGCGTATTCTTATCACTCATGGTTCTCCTCATAAAATTCGATCAGCTCTTCAAGAACTGACCACTCGATAATGCCTAGCCTAACCTTAGACTCTGCTCCTATAATAATCTTTAGCGCTGGATGCATATCTCTATTTACTTTAAAGGTATCTGTACAAATTTTTGCCCAGTTATCTTTATTTAAAGTAAATGATGTTCCTGCTTCTTTATAATCAACAAGGAATTGCTTCCATTGAGCATCACCTTTTTGATAATCTCCTCTTCCGCTATTTTTTTGAGCCTTAGCCCCGTCACGTTTTACTTCTGATCTTTCTGACATTATCCCACCGAGTAAGAGTTTTTATGTCCGTCAGGGCATTCCCAAGATATAGTTGTTGTAGATGCATCCCAAAAATACTCTGTAGAATCTTTGTCACACTTACTGCAAGGCTTTGCTCCGCCTATTCTTTCAAGCTCCGAAGGGAAGATGCGCTCTGGTTTATTAAGAAACTCATTAATGTTTGGCATTTATTTCTCCTATTAATTTGTCTACAACATCTTGATTTTCCTTTAAGTATGCTACAGCCTTTGCACGTCCTTGAAAACGTTCTCCATTTACTGTATACCATGCTCCACCTTTTTCTACTATGCCGCACATTTCTGCAACGTCTAAAGTTTCTCCGACACTGTCTACACCAAGAACACTCCCTTGGTAGTAGAAGTCGTATTGTCCCGATAAATTTGGGGGGCCGAGCTTGTTGTAATCAACAATCCAGTTAACTGGCCTGCCAACTCTTTGTTCAATAATTTTGTCGCCAACTTTAATGCCAGCTTTGATAGCATTAGCCTCAGCTTCAGAAGACCAGAGTTTGATAACTGTGGAAGAGAAGAACTTGACAGCCATGCCACCCGTGGGGATGTGACTAGCATGCATAGATCCAAACTGATTTCGTTGTTGTGAGATGAGAACAAGTAGTGTGTTTTTGTTTGCATAATTTAACATCTTGACTGCGTGGGTCATATCCTTTGCTTCAGCGCCGATTTGCTTTGTATCTTGCAAATCCTTCATTTCATTTCCGTCTTTTTCAAAATAAATAGCAGGGAGTAATGCAGAGATAGAGTCTACAACAATAAGATCAACACCTGCATCCATTAACTTAGTAGCAACATCAACCATATCATTAACGGTTTTTGCAGGAGAGTAAATAAGGGAAGATGAATCTACTCCTAGTTGCTCGGCCCAAGACTGATCGTACGATGCTTCTGCATCAATCCAAGCACAAGTCTTACCTTCTTTTTGTGCAAGAGCGATCATCTGTAAGCAGAAAGAAGATTTGCCAGCGGACTTGTTGCCCCATACAAGTACTTGCCTACCGTATCCTAACCCCCCACGTAATGCAAAGTTTAGTCCAATACTTGGAGTAAGTTGTTTTTCAACTTGTACATCCTGTGCAGATTGAACTCTTGCTCTTGTTTTAGGGTCTAGCTTTGCTAATATGTTATCGATATCTACGCTCATTTATACTCTCTCTTTTTTATAGTATAGCATTAAAATAAATTGCCGTGAAGTGCTGGACGCTCCTTGTTTATATTAATTTTCTTTT